TTACCGCGAGCAGCACGCGCCTGTCGGTCGAAGATGCCGTCGGCGAGACAAGCGACAGAGCCAGACGCAGGATCTCGTATAAAGAAAGCTATATCTCATAACATTAGCAATCGCTGTATTATACAACTGGCCAAGGGAGGAAGCGCAGATGGACAAACCTCGGGACGAACTGTCTCTCAGCGAAGGAGACAGACGCGAGTTTCTAAAGACTTGCGGCCGCTTCGCTGCCGTCACACCGCCTGCCGTGACAATGTTGCTTTCAACGAGCCTCACCTCCGACGCCATCGCAGCCTCGGGCAGCGGCTCGAGCGGCGGCAAGGGCGGTGGGGGCGGGAATAGCACAAAGGGCGGCAAAGGCGGAAATAGTACCAAGGGCGGAAAGGGCGGAAACAGCTTAAAAGGGAAAGCCAAACCGGGTAAGTGAAATGCGCGCGCCGTGGCACACGAGCCTCTCTTCCTCGGCTCGTCTGTCATCGTATGCACAGTGTGCCAGCAATCAAGTGCTCCCTCGAGGAGGATCGGACTCCTAGCGCAGGATACTGGGTCCAGAAAGGGAGGATGGAATGCAGTCGGCTCGAAGTGAGGCACCCCTCGATCCGACAGACGTCGATTTGCTCCAGCGCGTCTTCGATATTGCTCGCGAGCGCCTCGATTAAAACGACGATGCGCTATGCTCACGTCCTCGATGAGGAGGTGGCGGAAACCCTCGAATCGCTCTTCAACTCGAAACGTGCACAAAGGAAGAACAAATGACGTGGAACGTTTTTCGGGACTATTCGCTTCCGAACAGTGAATCCGAGCGCGTTTCGTTCTCATATTTCCGGTAGGGCTACCGAAAGCGCCAATCGTATCGCGTTGAAACCAAAGCGGAAAATGGTCGGAGCGGCGGGATTCGAACCCACGACCCCTTGACCCCCAGTCAAGTGCGCTACCGGGCTGCGCTACGCTCCGAACCACGGAAAGCCCTATATTCTCGGGCGTTTGAGCGCAAGCCTTAAAATGAGAAAAAGATGAAGATGGGAACAAACGGTGTGGAAATGCAGTGGGCGGTGCGGAAATTCCCACCAAATTCCCACCAGATGTTCCTGAGCCGTTCACGGCATCCCGAGCTTGGCAGCCGCCCACCTCCATACCAGGGCGACCCCTCCCCCGGCAGCCATAAGGAGCACGCCCGTAAGCATCCGCATGCCGATGAATCTTTCCTTCCATCGGTTCAACTCGGATATGACTTCTTCGGCGTTGTCCATCTTCTGCTTGAGGGCCGTGACCTCGCGCCGGCTTTCAGCCGCCTCCATCCGCATATGCTCCAGATCAGAAGATATCCGGTCGCGGTGTTCCTTGCTGTCGTCCACGCTTTTCTCAAAGGCCGTAACGAGCATGTCGAGTTTCGTTTCCAACCTACCGATCACCCTGTCATAGCTGGCCGTCGTCATGCCGGTTCCCCTCGGGCAAGCAGATCGCAAACGGCCCGGGAAGGCACAACGAAGCCATAACCGACGAGCGAATGAGAGAAACCCATCGGGGCGCCCATAACTCCGACCGTAATCCCGATCAGTCGGCCGTCAGCATCAAATACCGGTCCGCCAGATTGGCCCATGACGGTCGTGATGTCCGTGACAAATACCGATTTCCACGGACCAAGCGCGCGAGGCTCGCCGGCAATACGGCCGAAGGCTGCGGCAAACTCGACGTTCAGCGGGTTGCCGTATGAGGTGATGAAGTCGCCGGCCTGCGCAATGCGGCAATCGAGGGCTGCGGCGTCCATGTTTCCATCTTGGGAACGCAGAAGCGCAATGTCGTATTCGGTGTTGGCCCAGAGAACCGCAGCCTGGCGGGTCTTGCCGTCCTTGGTCTTCAGCGTGGCCGTCTTGGCGTCTTTGACGACATGCGCGGCAGTCAAAATGTACCCGTTGCCAATGTGGACCCCGGAGCCGTGGCCGCCCTCCAGCGTGATTTTGACGAGGGTCGTTTCCGTCTTCAGATGATCCGGTGCGGCGAAACGGGCGATGGCTTCTGGCGTCGAGAACAGCCAGCCGAGGAGCAGGAGGAACAGCGCAATGATCGCGCCGAGGTAAAAGGCGAACTCCTTATTCATCTGCGCAGTCCTTTCAATATCTGCTCCCCAGCGCGGCCGATGAAGAGCGAGCCAATGATTGCCCCGATCCACGGATCAAGGGACGGCGGGAGGGCGGCAATCGCCCATTCTTGGGGAAAGGCACAGGAGCGGCACCAAAGCACGCTGTAGACGCACACAGAGGCGAACCAGAAGCCGACCGGGATATAGAAGAGGAGCGGCGCCCAGCCCCAGCGCGAGGTCTGCACGCGGGCAAGCTGCTCGACGTAGGCGGAGACCGTCTTGCTGCGGATCTCCTCGCGGGCGGTCTCGTTGTCGACCTTCCGGTCAACGGTATCGAGGATGCGGTCGAGCGGGCCGGAGAGAAACGAGAACAGGAGCCGCCACATCACTCGCGCTCCTGTGCATAGTCACGCAGACGACGGCGGCGCTTGGTCGAAATCGGTGTTCTGGCATTGAAGCGGCCGACCAGCGCAATGATGCCGGCTAGCATCGTGCCGAGCTGCGTCCCGAGGTCGTAGAGGTTCCCCGAGAACTCACCCGTTTCCAGATCGACATTCAGCGCGAGACCGGAAGAGGAAAGGAGGACGGCCAGAATGCCTCCCCACATCCCGGTGCTTAAATACCAGGGCTTCATAGTTAACGCCTCTTAAATAGCGAGAAGATCGCGCCGAGGATGTGGGACAGCCAATTGGGGGACGGGCTGCCGGTTGGCGGCTTCGGGTCCGGAAGCCCCGACGTTTTCGAATTGAGGAACTGGTCGCGCTCTGCCTTGCGGCGATTGGTGAGGCCCTTGAGAGCCTTCTTCTTGCCGCCTACGGTGATCTTGTCCCAGACGAGGAACTGGTTTGCGGCGCCGTAGCGGTTGCCCTTGTTCAGCTCCTTGACGAGGGTGGAGCGCTGGAAGGCGCCCGCCCCGATGTTGAAGGCAAGCGAGACAAGGGCGTCGAACTCGTTTTGCTTCAGAGGAACATCGACGGACGAGGAGACCGCCTTCTCGAACAGAGCGAGGTCTCGCGACAGGATTTCGTCAGCCTGCGCCGCGGTGATCTTCATTCCCTTGTAGACGGTGGGAGCGCCGGCCGCGCTTGTGTGACCGACTCCGATTGTAAGAATGCCCGCGCTGTCCGGGTAGGCAGACAGCACAACTCCTTCGCGCTGCTTGATGGCAGCACGCCCTGCGGCACTGGTTTTCATGGGATTGTCCTTTATTTGCCGTCGTAGCGGAGGCTGGAGGTGAAATTCATGATCATCTCGATCACGTCGGCCTTCGAGACGTTGGCGATTTTGTAATCGCCGTGCATCAGCTCGCGCTGGATGGTCTTATCTTCGTTCAGGGAAACGCGGATATGCGCCCTGCCTGAGAGGGTCTTGGCTTGTTCCATGTGTGATGCAGCCTTATGAAATCTCGACTTCAGAATGCCCGCGGGCGCCCTTGTCGATGTGATAGGTGTCGGCGCGGCTAATCCAACCACGCCCAAGTTTTACGATTCTTTATGAGAGAGACCGTGCTCGCCCGGATGCCGTAGCTGTCGCCTATCTCGATCAAGGTAAATCCCGACGCGAGCATGCAACGGATTTCTCTGACCTGGTCTTCATTGAGTTTGACGTTTTTATTGTCCCTGCCGAGATGGATCGGCGGGGCGGCAGCGACACCATGCGTCTTGCGATCCGCCATGTTTTCGGAGCGCGTGCCCCAAGCCAGATGATGCGGGTTGACGCAACCCAAATCCCCATTGCCACACAGATGACGACATTCAAGCCCGGGTGGTCGTTCGCCGATCACGGCTTCCGCCACATATACATGAGCCATCGCCGGGCCATTCCGGCCGGACAACCGACCGTGGCCTGATTTCGCGCGATAAAACGGGAATAGTAAGCAATCGCACTTTGACGAGAACGGGACGGCGATTTCATCAAGCCAGCGCAGCGCTTCGCCTCGCTTCGGCTTGCCGTCCTTGTTTCGGGCTATGACAAAGGATATACCGTGATCAGCCACTCGAACCTCCATGTTCGGGCTTGGTGAGGGGTAGCTTGGCGGTGCAACGCTGAGCTATCCCGCTGATTCTAAACTATATTCACCTTCTGTCTACTTACTTCCCCAAATTCCCTATGGAATGTGATGGCCGAGAGAGAGCGGCCAGAGTTATAGCCGCTGGCTGCGTGCCAGGCGTCACGAGCAGCGGGGCTCTGAAAGCTCTCGACAATTACTCCGCCCTGCTCGATCGCGCTTTTGTGGTGAATGTGCCCGGTTAGGATCACGCGGTATTTCGACGCGCCCCAGTCTTCCGGTCGGCTGGCTGCCATAATCAACGGCATGTCCTGCATCTTTGTCATGTCACCGTGGGTCGCACCAAGGAAAGTATTGCCGAACCTCCACCACCAGAACCGGCTCGGGTCCTCGTCGACGGTCACGCGGTCGTTGTTGCGGTAGTACATCGCCAAGGCCAAAGAGACGGCGATGGCCGATTGGTCGTCATGGTTGCCCGGGAGGATCCGGACAATCACCCGCTCGTGCTTGGCAAGCGCATTGTCGACCTTCCATATCAGGATCGATGTCGCGACCTTAAGCACCTTCGGATACCGACCGTCAGCGTCGAGGATGTTCCTCGATCGGGAGGTGACGGGTTCGTATCCGTCGAAGTGCAGCAGGTCGCCGAGCGAGAGAACGACCCCCGTCCCGGATTTCGGCGTCGATCGAAATAGCCGGTCCAGCGATTGCTTAATAATGTCCTCGGCAATTTTCAGGTCGTAATTCTTGCCGGTCTCCTTCTCCCACGCCATCATTCCGAGGTGCGCGTCGGGCAGAACGTAGACGGTCGACAGATCGTCATCGACATGTTCAGGGGCATGGATAGCCGCGGAGCGCCCTTCGTGCTCCTTGAGCGCTTCCGCGACTTGGGAGACGATCGTGTCTAGATCGATCTCGCCTTCCCTCGTCTTTACCCACTGGCCTCGCAACCGTCCGTCAGGATCGATGAAGGCAGAGACGCCCTTGATGCGGTGGCCGTCCGGGATTTCGAAGACTTCGCCCTTCTCCGGGCGCTGTTCGATGGTGGTTCCCCGGGGGCCGGTCTGGAGACGGGTGACTTCGAAACCAGGCATTGCGGGCACTGCCGGCGGGAGAAGCCCCTTTCTTGCCGCCTGTGTGAGCCTGTTCTGAACCGTAGAACGCGCCAGTCCTAGCGCGTCCGCCGTCTTCTGTTGGTTGTTGCCGTTTGCCAGATACAGTGAAACTGTTTCCTGCAACGCGTCGTCTGGGACGGGCGCGAGGGCCATTAATCACCTCGTTTGTGGGGTTGCGGGCCGCACCGTTCCGGTTGTATAGCCCGATGGAATGGTGGGGAGATTGAGTTGAAGTTATCGGGTCTGTTCGGGAGAGAGGTTCCGACGATTGCCGGCGCTGGGGTTCTCTTCGAGGCCGAGCCGGGGTCACGAGACCTCGTGATTGTCTTTTCGTCTCGGAACCGGACGAACTTCGAGATGCAAACCGCCCTGAAGGATTTGCGTGTCAACAAGCTCCACGTGAAGGACCGCACAGGGCAGTCTTGGTTTCACGCCGGGGTTGAAGGGATTTCCTGCGATCTCCAATCGACGGCAGACGCCCTGTCATCCGTCGTGAAGGGCGGGCGGTTTAAGCGCGTCACCTGCATCGGCGCCTCTATGGGCGGTTACGCCGCCCTGCTCTTCGGCGCACTCCTGAAAGTTGACCGCGCGGTGGCTTTCTCGCCGCAGACCGTGTTCCACGAGAGATGGCCGTACGCACCGAGCCCAGATGTCCCTGTTCGCGATTTCGACCTACCTGGGCTCGTCGGGGCGGCCTCCCGAACCCAGTTCCACATCGTCAGTTCGTCGGAGCTTCACGACGTTTACCAGGCCAGCCTTGTCGCGAAGCATAAGAACGTGCGGCTAGACGTGATCGAGTGGGATCACAACACGCTGTTCAAGGTCAAAACAGCCATGAGCATCTCGAAATTCATCACCGGGCTTGTCGGCAGGGAGAACCATGCCGCCAAGCACTACGAGGCCAGTCATGTCATGGGGAACATGCCGGCCAGCGATGTCTTCCAGGTGTTGGATCTCCTCTATCGCGGCAAACACAACAAATGCATTGATATCTGCCGCTATCTACTGCTCCGGAATGACCGGTCGTGCGAGTTGAACCTGATCCTCGGGCAGTGTCTGTATTTTACCAAGCGCTATGATCAGGCATTGCAGCATCTAAAGCGCGCCTATCAGATCGATAGTTATTGCCTCAGAACCTTCCCGTTCCTGATCTGTACCCTTCTTGCCCTTGGCTTGGAGGAGCGTGCGAGAGAGTTCTACTTCGAATACCGCGGAGCGTTCAAAAACCGGAAGAACGACCCGGCCGGCCCGATCACAAAGCTATACGAGAGGGCAAAACGTCTAGGCGCTGACGACTTCTGCTCCCTGATCGCGCGAGATATAGACCCGAAAAGCAAGCATGCCCCCACGGCGGATACCGGCATCGGTGATCCTCAGTATGCTGCGTATTCGGGAGTTCTCTGAACGGTGAAGGGGCGGCATCTGCCGTCGTCGTAATTCAGCCGCTCGGACTCATCGGCATAGTTGTCATGGAATACGAGCGTGATGACCCGCATGTATGCGTTTCCGTCATAATCGGCCTTGATCGCGGGGGTCTCGGTGCTCGCCGCGATGTGAAGCGTGTTCGCGTCGGAGAAGCACATCGACGGAACCCCGACCTGATTGGAATTGTTGACGGCGTTGGCCTTGGCAAAATACAGCCAACCGATCAGGACAGGAACGGATCTTGTCCAGATGTTCCCGAACTTGCCGTCCAAGCGCGTCACTCGGCCCCAATACAGGGGAACATGGCAAGGCTTCCCGTCCCCCGTCCTCTTTCCCGTGAAGACATAGTGCAGCTCGTCACTGTCCGTCCCGTCGAGAGTTTCGCTTGTGGCTATCCATCCAGAGACGGAGCCCTTGCGGCGCGGTCGCATGCGGCAAGGAACCGGAGACCAGCGCGCGAAGTTGTCCCCGAAAGGCGACGTGTATGTGTCGGCTGCTTCGACCGAGGCATGGCCGGCGCTTTCCGCCTCCCAGAAGCGGACGCCGTAGCTTATCGACTGGCTTCTGACGAAACCGCAGAGCCGTGAGCCTCCTCCAACATGCGACCAGGTAACGGTTGGCTCCACACCCTCTGCAAGTCCACCGATCCGCGCCACAAAGCCCAAGTTTGCCGATCCGTCTCGGGGTTCACCGTTGATGTGCCCGACATACGGTCCGGGAGGAGCGCCCGTCAGGCCGTGGAACCCGAAAAAAGCCCCTCCGGTCGAGGCGTTCGTGGCGCCGTATGGGCTTAGCGAGTGGCACATGGTCGGGATGCCTACCGTTGAGACGCCGTAAGCGGCGTCAACTGAATCCCGGATGGCCTGCCCCAGCGAAAAGCCGCCAAAGTTGATGAGGGAGAACCCACCTTCAGCCTGAACGATACCCCCTGCGTTGCCTGTCTGGTCGTATTCAGCCAGCGGGCGGCGGTAGGCGTTACAAAATCCGCCTACGTTCGCGATGACATAATCATAAGCACCCGCGTAATTACTGTTCGGCGGGATCGTGCACGCCGCCCACGCCTCCACATCCGAGGTCGTGCCGAAGCGGATATTGGTCTCAAATCGCGTGAAATCTCGACACCTGTTCTTTGATGTGGCTATCGAAATGCCTTTGCTGCCGGCGTCGTGGCCGACAGCAGCCATGTATCCGAGGCGAACAAGTCCGTTGTAGGCACGCATGGTGTCCTGCGCCCACGAGACGGAGACGCTGCCAGCGTCCAGCAGACATTCGTAGGAATGCAGGACGCCGTTTTGGGCTAGATCGATCGGACAGCCGTTGTCGGCGTCGAAAGACCGAGTGTATCCGTCTGGCATCTAATTGCCCTCAAGGGCGGATACACGGTCGCGGAGAGCTTTGACGGCTTCGAGCAGGAGCGGAACGCAGCGGTCGTACTGGAACCCCTCTATCTCGCCCTCCTCGTTGTAGGTGACGAGTTCGATAAGGCCGGCCGCTGCTGCATAGTCGGCGATCATGCCGATGTGGCGCTTGCTTGCGTCGTCACCTTCGCATTTGCTCTTATAGGTGACGCCCGAGAGGCTAAGAAACGCATCGACCATGCTCCCAGCGACTGTCTGAACGTCATCCTTGTACTTCAGAGCCGAGGTTGACCTCTGGAGCAGTCCGGTTGACTGCACGACAAGGTTGGCGCCCGTCGCCGTCGTGCTGTTGTAGGTCCCGAGAGAAGTGACCGTCGCATTGCCCAAAACAGTGACAGCGGTGTCGGTGATATCCAGGACTGCCGTGCTGTTGTAGGTCGCGCGCAGTGTCGTCGCGGTTCTGTACCAGCCGATGCCCGTACCGAATGCCACGGTAGGCGCTGAAGCCGACCCGGAGACCGCGCCGTTGCCTACGGTGAAGGTTCCCGGGATGCTGACGGCAGTGTCGCTGATGTCCATCGCGCCAGTGCCGTTATAGGTCGCACGCAAAACGGATGCGGTCCGATACCAGCCAGTCGACCCGCCGAAGCTGAGCGTTGGAGAGGCCGCCGATCCGGAGACAGCACCGTTCCCCGCCGTGACCGTGCCTTCAAACGTTGTGTTGGGGACGATCACGGTCCCGGATGCGTCAACGCGGACCAGCGTCGTGCTGTTGGATCGCAACAGGACACGCCCCGTCGAGTTCTCTAGAACTATCTCCTCGCCATTCCCGTTGCTGATGTTGAAATCAGAAGGTCCGGTGATGTTGCCGAGGAAGTTGGTGACGCCTGTCGTCAAGACCTGAATGGCGTCGGTGAAGACGCCTGAAACCCACTTGCCAATGCGGAGCGTGGCGTTATCCGCTCCGATGAGGCCGGCGTTATTCCCGTCGTTGCCGATGGTGACGGCTGGGTTGTTGGAATTCTGGCGCGCGACCGAGAAAACCGCGTTTCCGATACCGCCGACAGTGGTCCGCGCATCGCGCACGTCCATCATGCGTTCGGTTTCGCTGGCGGACGTGCCGCTGACGATCTGCTTCTCCGTAAAGGTCTGCGCCACCCCAAGGCCAGCCAAAGTGGTTGTTGCGTTCGGGACGGTATAGACGCGCGTCGTCGCGGTCGTGAGGGCGCCGCCGTCGAAGCGGAATTTCTTCGTAGTATCGACAGTATCGCAGAACGACCACGTGTCTTTGACGGGCTCGACGCCGGAGTCAACGTCCGCGATCTGCTTCATCATCGTGCGCATGGCGTTGTCGAAATTCGAGGGCAGGTTTGTGCCCTGAATACCAATGCCGGCGATATCGGTGTTATTCGACGCGGTTGTATCCCAATCGCGAATGTTATTTTTTGCCATGTGTCACCTCTACCAAAGACCGCCGGTACCGCTGCGAACGGCACGATCGAATTGTCTGGATTCACGCTGGACCGAGCGCCCGTAGTCGTTCAGGCGTCCGTCGCCCTTCGGCGTGTTCTTGGGCTTGTCGGGGAACCCTTCCTTGCGCGTCAGGGATTCGAGCGCCTTGGGGGCGAGCAGCCCGCCAGCTATGGCGCCGACCGGGCCAAGCAGCATTCCGCCGAGAATGCCGCCCCCGATGCGCGTCAACGCGCCCTTGGCGACGTTGCCAACCTGGGCCATGCGGTTCGGGCCCATCGCGTTCAGGTTCATCTGCTGCTGCTGAACGGCCGCATATTCCGCAGGGGAGAGAAGCCCGCCTTGCGGAGCGCTGTACTGCGGCTGTGCTACCTGGGCAGGCTGCACCACCTCTGGAACCTCGACCTGAGGCGTCTGGACCTGCGACGGCTGCACGGCTGCTGCGCCAGCGGGAGGCAGGTCGGAGAGTGTTACGTCGCCTTGCGGCGCCTGCTGGACCGGGTGGAGCTGCGGGCTGAATTCCGCCACGTCCTGCGCCAGCAGGCCCATATTGCGGGCGATAGCCTGGCCCTGCCCGTATGCGGCATACTGCTCGGCCAAGGACATTTTAGGCGCGGCAGCTTCGGCGAAGGGGTTGACGCCGCCAACGCGCACATTCGTCCCGAGATCCGCAAAAGCCGTGGCGCTGCTCGGAACCACGCCGGCTTGCGCCGTGCCAGATGCGGTGACGGACGGAGAGGCTACCGCCGGCAGGTCTTGCCGTTCAACGCGCGTGGGAGTGGCTGGATCGATCGCCGCGAGGATGCCGCCCACGCCTTGCGCCTGTAGCAAGCCATTGCGCGGCGTGGGGCGCGGAACAAAGCTCCCTGGCATGGACTCGGCCGAAAGGGTGTAATCTCCGACTGGCTTTGTGCCGGGGGCGTTGCCGTGGTAGTGCACGCTTTTCCCAACGCCAAGCTTCTCTGCCCCCGCGCTGATCATGTCGCCAATCCATCCAAGGTTAGACTTGGACGAAAAGTGAGGGTTGGCGTAGTTCAGCGCGCCGCCGATCGTCGGAGGAGCACCGGCCGCCCGCGCCGCCACATGATCCATGACGAGGCTCTTGACTTCGGCCGGCGCCCGCGGCGCCTTCTGCACGGACCCGTAGGGATTAAGCGAACTGGGGCCGGTGATTTTGGAGAACTGCCGCCTCTGATTGAGAACGCCAGTAGCCGTGCTGGGGAATTGCCCCGAGGCCATACGGTTCGTGACGGTATCCACGACCGCGCGAACCATGCGGTTATATTCGGCAGGATTTCGCCTTGCGATTGAGCGCGGCACTTCCGTGTCGACTACTCTTGAGATATAATCAACATCGCGCTGCGTCAGGTGGACGTTCGCCATTTACTACCCCGAGGAAAATATGAGGTTTCTGATCTTCGCGGCGTTATTCGCCGTATCCGCACATGCAGGTGAGCCTCTTGGCCCCTCGGGGCTTCAGAGCGCAGAGCCTTTCAAATTGACGAGTGAGTACGAGGCTGATTTCAAAGCCTCGACCAAGTGCAAGGGCGCTCCGGATGGGGCTACCGTCCGAGAGGGCAAGGTCGCTGTTTATGTTGAGAAGAGCGGATCGGTAGAGGTTCTACTTGACGAGTACGCCCGCCGCTTCGCTACCGACTACTGTTGGATATGAATTGCTGCGGCACCTTCTCAGGCTAAAGCCACTCAAGCCCATTCATCTGGCCTTCTGGACCTGCGGGCTGATTTTCTTCACGCCGCTCGTTGCCCTGTTCTGGCTGTGCTGGCACGCTACGCACCCCAGATATCGCCTGGGTGATCTGTTTAGCGAGGGCAGGCGTTCCCGCTTCCGCCGCAAGCTCGATGCCGAGGACTTCCGCGCGGGCCTTGAGTAGAGCCGAGGTTTTCACGCTCGGGTTCACGACCGCCTGTTCGTAAGCCTTCGCCCAGTTTGCAAGCTTTCGCGCTGCTACTGGCTTGGCGAGGACGCTTGATACGACCCGGCTTCCGGCAATCGTCCCGATGGTTGTCATGGGCGCCGCAACCGCCGCGTAGGCACCCGCCCCCGTCAAAGCGGACTGAGCTGTTCCTGATGGGTTGGCGAACTGGTTCAGCTGCTTGAAGCGGCGGGAGACCGTAGCCAGATCATCCAATGAAGCGGCCAGGTCATTTTTCCCCGTCGTCCTGAAGAGCATGTGCTTGCCGGTCTTTGACATCTTCCCGTAGGAGGTAAGGAACCGATCGGGAGAGAACTTGCCGTCTGCGTCCCGGCCCATCTTGGAAATGACGGCCGACGAGATTTCATCCCATGCCTCTTTGCCGACAGCGCCACGGACTTTCATAAGCCCGCTCTGATCCGCGCGCGAGGTAGAGCCGGCCATGGCTTCGATCTTGGAAAACAGTCCTTCGTCCGAAGTCTGTTTGCCGAGGATCTTCTGCAGGTCTGAGCGTTCGGCAAATTTCTTCGCGGCGAAGGTGTTGGCCTTCTCGAATGCAGCGAGGGCTTCGTCGCCGCCAGAGCGTTGAACAGCGTTGCGAAGATCGTCAGTCAAGGCGCCGTAAATGCTCTTGATTTCCTTCGCCGACATACCAGAAGCCGCGATCTTGGCGGGGTCGTCAACAAATTCACCGATGGCCGTCCGGAGGTTCTTGATCCCCTCGTAGTTCAGGCCGTCCCTTTCCTCGATCGCGCGGCGAACGAGCCGAACGGCCGCGCTATTCCCGGCAATCTTGGCATTTTCACGCCGCGCCAGGATGTCACCCGCAACTCTCGCTGTCTCGGACAGGGGCGTAACGACGTTGGGCGCAACGAGCTTGTCAACGGCATCGTAACGGGTGCCGACTTTGCCCGGTATGGCCTCTTTCGCGTGGGTGGTGATCCCCTCACGAGCAGCGGACCCGGCACTTGCGACACTGCCCGATCCATAACCCTGCTGGACCCGCAAAGCCGCATCGTCAAGTTGCGAAATGGCGTTCTCGGAAGCCTTGCGCAGCGGAGTTCCGCCAACGGGAACATTCGTCAGAGTCTTTCCGACCTGTTGGATAGCCACGCGGTCAGTAGTAGCAGCGCGAGGCATGTCCACTCCAAGACGCTGCGCAGCCTCTGCCACCTGCACGCCTTCCGGCTTCGGACGCGTGACAGTCTTCGTTGTTCCAGCCAGACGAGAAGCAGGAGAAGCAGGCGACATCCAAAGGGCAGCATTCAACCCCTCCCCGATGGCGTCAGGGGTGATGTTTCCGGCTGCGTCAGTCACTTGCAGATCGCCGGTATAGGCCCGATAGGGAGCCGTAATAGCCTGAGCGCCGCTCTCCGCCGCACCAACGAGAAGGCCGGGAACGGCAGGAGCGAGGGCACCAGTCGCCGCGTTCTTGGCGATCGGGAGAATAGTTGCCCGCTCCCACTGGTTTTCCTGCTCAGGAAGCCGCTGGGTCATGCCCGACAGTTCCGAACGCAGATCCTGCGATACTTGGCCTTCCGGTCCAGCAGCCGCTGGCTGCGGCATGACTTCGGGGAACTTGGACGCGATGAGGCTGCGGATCTGCTCGGCCGGCATATCGTCAGGAAAGCGAACCTGCGCGCCGTCTGGCATGCGGACTACCGGCATATTATCGCCTCACTGCTTGAAGTAGTCGGAATAGTCGACAACGCCGCCGGGGGGCTGCGCTTGGGCTGGCCCGGTAGACAACTGACCTGTCCGGGCCCCGATCGCACCCGCTTTCGTGGCTTCAAGGTCTCTTTCGAGCCCTTCGAGCTTCTTGATCTGCGTGTCTATGCTGTCGGTTGGAGAAATCTGGTAGCGCTTGGCGACGTTTTCGGCTTCGGCCTGCGCCATGCCCGCACCCGTCAGGTTACGGACGAGTGCTTCCTTGCCGGTCTCGATGCGGCGCCAGATCTCCGCGGGGGTTCCAACACCGGCCGCGAGTTGTCCACGCTCGATCACGCTGTCAATCGCGCCGGATTTGACATCACTCTTGATCTGCGGGAGTTCCGTCAGGAATTGGTCCCCAAGGCCGATACGCGCGCCCATTTCAGCGGGAAGCTGAACGCCTGTGTTGACGTTCGTCGCGCCGGCCTTGCGCAGGCTTGTCTGGTAGTCCGTAAACGATCCCGTAAAGCCCTGCGACTTGGCGTATTCGTATTCGCGCATGTCGTCGGTAGGCTGCGGGCCTTTGGGGGGATCGCTGAAGTCGGCCAAGACCTGGTAGGTGCTCGGATCAATCAGACGACCGTTCACCTCAAGCGGAGACTTCGGCTTTTCCGCCTCTAGCTTGTGCTGATAGGCCATTTTCCAGGCATCGCCAGCGCTGAGATTGCCCGCCTTTACGGCTTCAGCGAGGTCGGGATACTGCTTTTCGAGAAACGCCACGGTCTTATTGACCATCCTTCCCATCTGGCGCTCATTGGCGAAGTTCATGGCGGCGTTTGCTACCTGGTCCTGCGCCGTCTTCCCGCTAAGCAAGCCGAGGCCGACGCTCGTAAGGGTGTCGGCGTTGCTGTAAGGCGTGCCGTTGCCCGACATCCAAGAGGGTAGTGCCATCTGTCGCTCCTTAAAGCCCGCCGAGGAGGCCGAGGCCCGTTGCGCCGTAGCCGAGCGCAGTCAGGAACGGGTTCTGCCCCGGCTGCGATTGAATCTGTGTACCGCCCATCTGGCCGGCACCCGAGGCAATTGCGTTGAGGCGGCCGATCTGCTCCCACGGCGCGTTTTGCTTGTCGCTCCAGAGGCGCAGGCGGTCGTTCATCTTGCGCGTTGCCAGATCTTCGTTCATGGCCCCGACCTGCATCATTGTTTGCCCGGGTTGCTGGAGGCCCTGATACGCGCTTCCGAGGTTGCCGAAGCCCTGCTGACCCATGTCGAAGATGGCGCCCTGCGTGTTCATCCGGTTGGAGAGACCCTGCTGCCCAATGTTGGCGGCCCCAGTGTTGGCATTCATCTGCGTGCCGACGCCGGTCTGCCCCATGCTGAACAGGTTTTGGTTCGCCGAGTCTCTTCGGTTCTGCCAGTTGTTGTATTCCTGTCCGACCATCCGGTTTGTCAGATCGCCGACTTCGCTCGCGAGATTGCCCTGATGGACAGCCCCGCCATAGCGGCCGGCGCCACCTGCGCTCATGTTGACGGAGTCGCGCGCCGCTCCCTGAGCCTGCTGGAGAACCTTCTGGAAGGCGGGGTTGGCATTCAGGTTGAAGCTAGAATTGGCGACGTTCTGCGTGTTCTTGAGCGCCGCGTCCTGATAGGAGTTGAACGGATCGCGAGCTAGGCTTTGGAATTGTCCCATAGCGTGGCGCTGCTGACCGCTGAGACCGCTCGGGTTCATCCCTTGCATAGCCTGCATCGCGCTGCGCTGAGCGTCGTTAAGGCCGCCCTGATTGATTACGTCCTGGTACTGCCCCGAGAGGCCAGAGCCGCCCATATTGCGCTGCGCCACGCCCTGCAGGTTGCCCATGCCCTGCTTGGTCTGCTGCGACCACGGGATGACCGTGGATTCGCCGAAATAGGCCCCGTTCTTGTCGGCATTGAAGTGCCGCGTGGCCTCCTTGATAGCTAATTTCATCGCCGGCTGGGCTGCGCCCCAGGGCGCGCTTGACGAGGTGGTCGTGGTTTTGTTTCCGCCACCACCAAAGAGATTGCTTAGCCAACCCATAAAGGTAGCCTCCGTTTAACGCATCGGGCTTAGGGGATACATTTCCATCGAGATCAGGGTGACGCGGACGCTTGCGGCACCTATCGCCTTGATCTTGTCGCCGGCCCGAAGGCGGATCGGCATGTCTGAGATGATTTCGGTTGTTTCGGTCGCCACGGACTTCATCCACAGCAGGTAGTCGGTCGCTGTCGCCGCCTCATACCAGTACAGCGAGCAGTCAACAGCGCCGGCCGTTGGGTTGGCGAAAACGAACGAGGAAACGACGGTCGACATGTTGCCGTTCACCGTCCCGACTTCAGTCAGGGATGTTCCGGCTAGATTGATCGTGACCGGCTGCAGGAGATTGCCGGCGTAATTGCCCTGAACGCTCATTGGTTCCCGCCCTTGAGCGTCAGATTTGGCTGCCAGTCTTCTTCAACGCCGCTGTCTTCGATGTCTCGCCTCAGGATGGTCGCGAACGTGTCGGCGAAGGCCCACATAGGCAGGATCGCGCCGGTGTCCCAAATTGCGTAGGCCTTCCCGTTCGAAGCGATACCGACAACCGCATAGGCCCTAATGTCGTTCTCACGCACCATGGCCTCGGTTCTGCTCTGAAGTTCCTTGGCGAGTTCCCGCTTGCGCCTGGATTCCACCTTGTTTCGATGGACGGAGAGTTTTGTAACCATCACTGCTCACCACTCGGCTGTGCGTTGACGTTGACGGCGCTTGCGACACTCCACGAGGCCGCCTCGGGGACAATGAGGCGGAACTTGTGGAGGCGCCCGTCTGACCGGAAGGGAACAAGTCCGGTTCGGCTGTGAGCGCTGTTCGCCGTTGACCACGTGACCGTGTCGCCATGGAATGCTTGCACGCCGTCCTGAAGCGTAAAGCCGGTTGCGTCCGTGATAACGCGCGCGCCGCTGACGAAAGAGCGCGTCATGCTATCCATCTCCACCTCTGCCGTGTCGATTGTGGCCTCAAGGTTAGATCCGGTGAAATAAGCCAGCTTGTTGTCCGTCGTGAACGTCGCGAAGGTCGGCCGCCCGCCGGTAAACACGCGGCTGTCGTAAGGCTCGTCTACCGCGTCAATCGTGGCGTAGAGCAGATCCAACCCATCCCAGGTGATGCCGGGAGTGGCGAGGGCTACCATTTCGCCGACCTGCAGGTCTGTCGTGCACCAGCGGTCAAGCTGCCAATCGTAGCCGAGGCGGTTATAACTCCCGCCCGGAGTGCGGTATTTCCACCAGACTATCTTTTCGAACGGATCAGCCACGCCTTGCACGTCAGCCAGATATGTCTGATCGACCTGATCGAGGAACCAGCGGTCCACCCGCTCTGCCCCGATCGGTTGACGCTCGACCCCGCCGAAGAAACCATCCTCCGAGAGATAAAAGAACCGCCCGGGTCCGATAGAAACGATCGACCGCGGCGCCAGCGTGCCCTGCTTCGGGTTGAGCACTGTTCTCGTGAAAGTGAAGCCTGACGACGGGGCGAACGGGAAATACTGCATCCCGGCGCGCTGGATGACGGTAAACCCGCCCTGCTCGCCAAAACCGCCCATTACCTCGTCACCTTCTGGCAGAACCTGAAGGTCGGCGCCCTGTTTCCCTATCGTCCAATACTCGATGTTGTTCATTCCGGACCAGCGAACCGTCTTTTCGCCGTCCGTGCCTTCGAGGTAGCCGAGAACGAGGAAATCGCCCGCTACCCATGAGTATTTAGCCTTCGGAGGGGAGCCCGCGAGGGTAGCGCAGACACCACCGCTTCCCACGTCGTAGACCTGGATGGCATCCGTCAGATTATGGATCACCAGCTGGTCGCCGTAGCGCGTCATGGTCCAGTAATCGTTCAGGGGAACGCCGTAGGGAGCCGCAGGCCCGCTGATGTTCGTCCATGTGTAATCGGTCGTGTTCAGCCGGTAGAGGGCCGTTCTCGTCCCCGCGATAACCTCGTAGTTGCCGGCCGCGGTCCTGACATAGGTCGCGCCCAGGCATTCGGAGCCGAGAGCGGCGGAAATGGTAGTCAGGCCGGCCATAGGCCCCCAGCCGTTGGCAACAGGTAGGGCGTTGACCACGTTGTTGCTGCTCGCTACGTCATACGGGCTCTTGTCGGGCTCGAACGGGGGGAATGGAATATTCATGAAAGGCTATTCCAGTCGGAATCCCAGCGACCAACGCTCATCAAGGCAGGATCAACGCCGAGGGCGGATCTCTTCTTCTGGGCGATGTTGCTGCGCACCTCTACGGTGAATTCGTCCAGCATCTGCTTCCACATCGCAGCGGCCGGCAGGTCCTTGATGTAGGCGGCGCCCCAAACGATCGAGGCGGCCAGGTAGAGGTCGGGATTGTTCGTCAGAAACTCATTGGTCGGCGCTGCGTCGGAGAGCGCAAACCGGCCCTGATAGGTGAAGCGGAAGCTGTAAGCTTGGTCGCATTCACGCTCGAATTTGATGTAACTTCCCTCGAATGCTGCCTGCGTCGGGAGCCCCGCTTGCGTGTCCCAAGCGAAGGAGCCGAGCGGCTGGAGGGAAATCTGGAACTCTTCGTTGTTGTCCGTGACGTAGAGAGATATGGGTTCAACGATCGAAAGGGCGGAAACGTCGACCTGCCGGCTACCTACAACACCGGTAAGTGTCGCGGTCGTAGCGACCACCTCGAGCAGGCGGTTAAGACGAGCCTCACCGAGCTTGATGAAGTCTGCCGCGCTTCCGCTAACGTCAGAGCGCGCCATCCAGTCGGCAATCGCCGTTTTAAGCTCGGAATAAGTGCTGATCGCCATCGTCTACCCCTGAAAGAGAGAGGCGGGAGCCGAAGCCCCCGCCGCTATTCGTTAGGCCGTACCGGAGAGGCGAAGCGCCAGGCGCGGGTCGATTGCCTTCACACCGTAAAGGACATCGAGACGCCATTTGCTGATGTCGTTCGTGCCGTCGTAGAACGGAACGACGCGGACGTTGATGCCCTTGTAGGACTGACGCGAGACGTTGACGGCGCCCTGCGGGGCCTCCATCGGGACAGTGACCAGAGCGAATGCGTTCTTGTGGAACAGCAGGTTCTGGCGGTAGCCCGTGCCACCCGTACCGAGAACGGTAATCGCGGCGTTGTCTGCCGGCGCAGCCGATACGGTCTGGAATGCACCAGACGTGATGATAGGCGGGCTGATCGTCAGCGTTGCGGGGCCAGTCGTTGCGCCCGAGTCAGCGTCGGCCGTGACCGTGAACTGACGCAGGAAGGGCAGCGTTGCCTTCGTGACCGGGTTGACGGCGAAGACGTTGGCAATGGTGATGATGTCGCCAGCCTTCAGAATGCCGGTGGTGGAGTTGGTCCAGCCATCGGTAACAAGCGACTGCGTTCCTGTGTCCTTCACAGAGGCGTAGGTGACGTTCTGCGAAGCGCCGTTCACCAGGGGCGTACCGGTTGCAACACCAACGGTGTGCGTCGGAACGTTCTGGCTCATGTAGGTGTCGAAGCCGCCGATCATGCCGAGCTTGCCATCGCGGTATGCACCGTTTGCGGCCTGCTGGATGTAGAGGGCGGTCTGCGAACCGAGCATGCCGGCTTCATCGGCCGGGGAGAGAACAGCCGAGCGAGAATCCATCGGAACGGCCAGTTCGTTCATGCGCTCCGGCCCCTTGTAGAAGTCGGAGAACGAGTTGATCGTCTGGCCCGGGGTGCCCGCCCAGTTCGGAACGGACGTGTAGAGGGCCATGATGTCGCGGTCTATCTGGTTTGCCAGCTGGACCATTGCGGGGCGGATGACACGCTCGGAGAGCTGGTTCATCTCGAGCGCCAGTTCCTGGGAGGTGAACTGGAAGTCAATGCCCTTCTGCTTGTTGACGACGATGGATGTGCTGCCTTCCGTCACGTCCTGGCTGGACGCTACAGCGCCATCGCGGACGGTGAAGTCGGTCGGCTTGCGGATGGAGATGGTGGAGCCGATCTTGAAGCCGTTCGGGTTCTTGCCATACTCTTCGTCGTAGCCGCGATGGACGAGTTTCGCCATCACAAGCTCGTTTTCGAGGATCATGTTCGCCTCTTTGGCGATCATGCTGACTGTTTTCACTGCGTTTGCCATTGTGGCGATCCCTTATTTCTTGCGCATCTGCGCGTTTCGGTAGGCCACGTACTCATCCATGCTCATGTCGGCCGGGTCCTTCGTCACGCTGGCGTTTGCCTTGGCGGATACGGTACGGAGCGGCTGAACTGGAGGCGTGGAGGGCTTGGGTGCGGCCTGTTGCTTTTGAAGGGACTGGCTGCCGAGCCATGCGAGGTGCAGCATCTTGTAGAGTTGCGGGTTGTACGCCGAGAGCAGCGTATCCCGCGTCAATCCAAGATCTTGCTCTGCGAAAGCAGTGATCTTCGCATCGACTTCAGGCGTCCATCCTGGAATTTTCGTTTCGGCAAACTCCCGCGTTTCGCGGAGCCGGTTGGCAGTGTCCTGCTCCTTGGCCGCGTTCCGCTGGGTTTGCACCTGTTCCAGATTTCCCGCGATCTGGGTTCGCGCTTCCTTGAGCTGCTGGAACCTCCTCCAGGCGCTCATCGCGCCCATGGGGTCCTCGTTCTCGTACTGTTCCCAGTTCACATTCTGGAATTGGGACAGTTCGTTGTCGACGTTCAGCAGGGTTGCCCGCGCCTCGACAAATTCCTGTGACAGATTGAACGCTTGCTCGATCTCGGCCGACTTGGCCTCCATCGTTCGGCGCATTTCTGCCACTTCCTGCGTCTTGCGGGTGTAGTCGGCCTGCATGAGGTAGCCGTCTTTGATCTCGGCAGGGACCTGATAGGTCTTGCCGTTGATCTCGATTTCAGCGAGTTCAGGCCCTGCCGGCGGTTCATCCGCGCTCGGCTCGCCCTCTTCACCTTCTGTCTGCTCACCCTCTGTTTCCGAGGCCTGAGCCTCCGTTTCCGGTTGTTCAGGTGCGTCGAGATCGATTGGCTCGTCTCTCGGCTCAGTTTCCGGCGTTTGCGTCTCGATTGCAGGCGCAGCCTGTTCTTCGGCAATAGCCGTCATGCCCTCTTCCATAGGGTCCACTCCGTTGCTGGTTGGTGGGGTGCAGTGCGCCGCTGACCCTTGGCGCGTGGGAACTATGCAGCGAGCAGCAGGATTGCCGCCGCTTCGTCATCGAGCAGGCTTTGCTCTGCGATGAATGTGAGTTCCGACAGTCTCAACTGGTCCAGAATGGCCGGTATCGAGACGTTCGACGTTATCGCCTGCTTAATTGCGGGCGCCGCTTCATGGATCTGGTCGGAAGTCAACAGCCCTTCGCCCTCTATACGGCGAATGACGCGGGCAACGGCCCTTTTGACTTTCCTCTGTGCCGGTTTCTCGTCTTCTTTCTGAAGTCGTTCGCGCTCATCATGGAGATACCGAGCCAATGCGGCCCGCTGCATCTCTCTGAATTTTGAGCGCGGGATGTTTGTCCCGGGCCAATTTACCTCGGGCTGTCGAGACGATGTGTATGTCAGTGTCGCCGCAGAGCCCGTCAGCGTTATCGCTGGGCTCTCCGCGGTTAGCGTGTATGCGCCGGCTACCGGCGTGTATGTCAGCGTTGCCTGCTGCCCCGATACGGCGACCGCATTCGTGTTCGCTGCAAGCGTGAAGCCCCGCCGCAGCGTAGCAGCCGAGCCGGTGAGCGTTATTTCCGCCGTATTGGCCGTTAGCTTGCGATCCACCCTGAGAGTGGCGCTCGTGCCCGTCAGCGTAACAGCCGCAGTATTTGCCGTGAGCGTATAGGCTCCAGCCGCTGCTTCCTTAATCTCGACCCCAAAACAGATCGAATCCGTCGAGGGGCCAACCCAGGCCATTGACGTGCTGGGCGAAGTCGTGTCGTGGACAACCGCAAAGCGGATGTTTGTTGCAATCTGGCTGTTCGTCAGCGACGTGTAGCCGGTTGGTATCGTCGGGTTCGAGCCGCCAGCGTTTCCGGCATAGAACCCGATAGCGATCGATGACGCAGCATAAGCAGCCATCGTCACCGATGGGTCGCCCGCGCCGTTCGTGCCGATCTGGAAGTTCGAAAAGTCCGTGCCCGCTCCGGGTATGGAGACGACCGCCAGGCCAACCTGCGTTGCGCCCGTAGAGCTTGCCGTGACCGTCCGCGCCGCCGGGCTGCCTTCGACAACCTGGTACCAGAGCTTGGCGGTAATGTTGCTGAAGTCCGTTCCCGTGGCGACCTGCGTCCAGGTATTCCCGAGGGTGTCGGAGATCGTTGGTATTTCAGCCGCCGCGGCCCTTGCCGCTGCAAACGCGAGAAGAAGGTCTCCTGCTGCTGGCGTAAAACTGGTCGTAGTAGCCGATGTTGCCGTTGCGCCTACCGCTGGGGTGGCAAGAACAGGCGTTCCGACTGGCATGTTAGGCGATCGTCAGAAGGGACGCGCCGAAGTCGAGCGTGAATACTTCCGTGTCCGCGACAGTGATGGATGAGCCGTAATCCCAATAGCCGATCAGGGCGTCAGCGGGGCTCGTCGTGGAGTCGTTGTAGAGAACCGCGTACCTGAAAGGCCCGACAGAACCACCCGAAGCCGTGAATACCTCGTCAGCAGCCGCCAGCGTGCCCGTGCCAGCGCTTTCCGTGTAAGTGACGCTATCGAGCGCCAAGCCACCACCAGCGCCGCCCGTATAGCCGCCCCCCGTCGAAAGCTGCGTGATGTCAGCCAGGACTGTGTGTGTGGCAACGTTCGGCGCCGTGTTCGTGAACGCGACCTTGAGCGTGGCCGTGGAAAGGTTGTGAACGCCCTTGCCGAGCTGTTCCTTGAAATCCTGGTAGAACGTCAGCGTTGAGGCGGGCATTAGTTCATGACCTTTCTAGCGCCAACGGGCCGGCCGCTCTGGTCGCGCACAAGCTCAGTCGGGGCGGCGATCAACGCGTTCGTCTGCGCGGCAGTTTCCGAAATCAACTGCCCGAGCATCGTCAGCCCCTGCATGATGCCGTCTGTGGCTACTTCGGACTTGGCCTTGACGACCTTCTCGCCGTTTTCGCCTTCGACCTCGACGCCATCGTTCTTGAGGGCCTCGATCTGCTTCTGCTGCTCCAGCTTGCGGAGTTCGATTTGGTAATCCAGGTCCTGCTGCCGGATCTTTAGCTCGGCGTCGCTCTGCATTTTCGCCATCTGAGCCTGCTGGTCAGCCTTGAGTTGCTGGTTCTCCTGCTGAAGCTGGCCCAGTTGCTCCTGCGTCTGCTCCATCTGCTGCTGCATTTCAGGCGGGATCTGCGGCTGGTTGACCGGGTTCAACTTCTCAAGCCTGCGGGCCATCTCGTCAGCACCTGGCCAATCGAGGTTCTTCGCAAGCAGGTCGCCGATGACCGGGGCCGCAGCAGGGAATGCGCGAACGAACTCCGTCATCTGCATAGCAGCCTCTTCACGGCGGCTCGTGAACGACGGGCCAGAGGATACCGTAAGGTCGTACTTGCCAGATGTCAGGTCGAAGACGGACAGAATGGGATTGCCCTCATCATCGACCATCGGCTTGCCGTCTGGCCCAGTCTGCTCCTGCGGCTGCTTCGAATTGATCGTGACCGCACGGTGTGTGCCATCCTCGCCCATGACGCGGATCATGCGTTCTGCGGTGTAGACCTTCGGGATCAGGTCAATCAGAATGCGCCCGGTGTGGCGAATGGCTCTGGAGAGGTTGTCAATGAAATGGAAGGTGGCAATGTCCCCTTCCCTCTGGCGGGCCATGATCGCCTTGCCGCTCGTCTCATTCGAACGGGCGCCGAGGGACGCATCGTAAATGCCGATGATCGCCTTCATGTCGTCGGAAGCGTTCAGCGCCTCTTGAAGCGCACCAGCGGCGGGGCCAGAGTCGAGAGGCTGACGCTGTGGCGACTCTGTGTCGTACTCCAGATACGAATGGTTCTCCGTGTTTGCGGTCGCCCAGCGCGAGGCATCGCTGTCAAACGTGCCCTTGCGGCCGATCCAGGGCGCGCGGGGAGCCAGCGCAACAAGCTCGGTGCTCGTCGTGCGCCAGTAGTTGAACATGCGCTGTGCGTCTTTGGCGTTGTGGATGAGGCTGCGGAAATACCGCTTACCCTCGACCACGATCTCATCGCCATAGACGGGAATGATCGGAATGTATCGGCCTGGCCAGTCGTTGACTTCGAGCACATCAGCGCCCGACATGATCGTCTGCGTCACCTTGTGCGTCTTGGTCATGCGGCGAGCGACAACCTTCAGCGTGCCGGCTTCGAGCCCTATCTGCAGATCTTCGTTCTTGGCCAAGTCATCAGCGCTGTAGGTGTGGCCGTTGGAGAGTTTGACGATCTCCGTCTGAACTTCTTCGCGGCGCCACCATTCAGCGATCAACACACCTTCGTCGTTGATCCAGGTGTCGGACTCGCTCCACGCATCGCTGTCAAAATCAACACAGACAGCACCGCCATCGGCGTTCTTCGCGTCCTTGTATTTACGCTTGTATTCCTCTTTCGGCACGCGATCGACAACGAAAGCCACGTCCCAATCGCTGGAGTCCGCCGCGGTACTGTTCGGGTCGCCGTAAACCGAGAATTGGTTGGAGACGCGCTCGATGGTGATATCCATATCGAACGTGTCATCGAAGGCGTAATCCATGCCGACGCGCCAATAGCCGAAGCCCCCGGAAACGCTGCTCTCTATCGCCGTATCGTAGGCCACGTCAGCATTCGAGGTGTACTCGATATTGCGGATAAGCCCGTTGATCACGTCTGCCGTCTTCACGTCCGCGCCGCTGTCAACCGGATGGACCTTGATGGCCGGCTTGTTCTGGCGGCTGTCATTGACGACCTGGCGAATGAACGCAGGCATCTTGTTGATCGTCAGGCACGGACGCTTCGACATCTCGCGCTGCTTGGCGATCTCGGACGGCCATTGTTCGTTCAGGCGCGAGAACTTGATATCTTCAAGCGCGATACGACGGTTTTCAGCCTCTGCGTCGTTACACTTCTCGAAAGCCTTGCGGCCCTTGGCAAGAAGCTCCTCGGAGGTGCTGGGCTTTTTGTCGTCGTAATTAGCCATCAATCACCCCATCCAGGCGCCGGCAACAGCGTTGCGCGGGTCTGTCTTACGTTTCGCAGTCGGCTCGTCGTAGGCCACGCACATCAAACCGAAGGCGTCTGCTCCATGCGATGACCAGTCGTGATTTGGCCCGAGACCAATCCCGCGTTCCTGATCGCGCTTTTCGTGATACCAGCCGAGCGCGTCACGCCCTGCCGCCGTGGTGTCTTCATCGAACCAGATCGACGGGAACAGCCGCCTTGCCGCCTCGACGCGGGCCGAAGCAGCGCCCCTGCCCTGGTTAGGGACGACTGTGACCGAATAGCCGGCCTGCCTCAGTGCGCTTTCGTATGAGACGTCAAACACCCTGTCTTGCGAGCTGCCGTCGTGAGGAAGCCAGAACTGCGCCTTGTCTGGCGTGTAGCCCTTGCTCCGAAGCCATGCGAGATGCGCAGCCAGCGGCTGTCCTTGCGCCTCGTAATAATCACGCGTCCTGATTTCCTTGCCTATGAACTGTGCCGGCCAGATCGAGAAGCTGTCGGCCTTCGCGCCCGTCCCGCCGATGTCCACAAACAAGCGGATCGTCATGAGCGGGTCAAAGGCGACCCTGCCAATCCGCCCCTCAGACTTCGCCGCGGTCAGGCAGCTTGCGTAATAGGCGCCCTCGACAACGGTCACGAAAGCGCCTTCCCAGATATGATCGTAAGAGTCTGGCCGCGCTGCCCTGTCCTTCTGCCTCACGCGGTCAAGGATGGCCGGGAACCAGGGATTATCTCGCCAGTTAAGCTCGACAACCTTCATTCGAGGGTCGGTCGACTCCCTGAACCGCTTGTGTGTGGCGCTCGTCTTGCGCTCCGGGTTCCATGTCACCCAAAGCTCGCTGTCCTCCTCGCGGAGCGTCGGGATCAGCTTCTGCCAGGCCTCCTCTGTGACCGGCTCCGCTTCATCGACCCAGCAGAGGAGGATGCGGGACTTCGACTTGACGCTATCAACGTTGCGATCGAGGCCTGTGAACTTGTACGACACGCGGCCATCTTTGGTGCGAACGTACTTCTCGCCGATATCGTAATGCGCCTCGAGCCAAGGCTCCGAGCGAATGGCCGCCTTGATTTCCTCTAGCGATGAGTCGTCCAGCGAGTTCATGAACTGGCGGCCGCAGAGGATAATCCCCTCACGCCCCGCCTTGCTCCACACATAGCCGCGAACGGCAGTCATCTTCGCGAAGGTGCGAGTCTTGGCTGAGCCTCGGCCCCCGTATGCTCCCCTGATGTCAGCTTCGCCCGAGAATACCGGGATCAGCTTCGGGGGGAGCTCAATCCGTGCCGTTGTCATGCTCTGGGGCGACTAGCTCGATGCGCGTGACGGTTTGCAGCGGGTTCTCAGGGTCGCCGGCAATCTGCATCGGGAGAACCTTCCCGAGCAACGCCATGAACGGGCCGGGGTTGGTTCGCGCCTGCACAGTCAGGTATTCAACCATATCCCCGTCGCCGGCGTTCTCTGCGGCTTTAAGGATCGCCTCTTTGAGAAGCTTGGTCGTTTTGTTCGGGGTGCCCTTCTTGCGGCCGGTCTTGGACCTATCCAGCCCTACTTTAGGAGCGTCATTCATGCGTCTGCACTCCCTTTTCTGGGTTGGTGCGCAAAATTATTCCATTCGCCCTCTGGCGACTTCGCATTTCGCGATATGAATTTTCTACTGAACCGTATGGAAGACCAGCTCTTCGTCTTCGCCATCGAGGTATTCGATGTTCATCCCTGCAGCCTGAGCCCGAGCGAGCAGCGTGTCATTCAGCAATACGAGCAGTTCATTCACGCCGTGTTCTTCTTCGAATGCCAGACATGCCGCGATTAGGTCGGCTGCTGTCATTTTGCACTTAGCGCTGGCGCAAGATGGGGGTCGGCGGCCATTGCACCGTCCGGAGGCTGCGGCGGCTCTGGATATTTGATCCTCTCATCACCGAGGGGCCATCCGAGGCGTTGATGCTCATCACGGCAAAGTGCGTAACCGACTTGGTAAGCGATATCGAAATTGTCGAACTCGCCCTTTGTGTCCACGCCCCCGCTTTCTTTCCCGCCGAAAGAGACGCGCTCATAGCGGGTCACGACGAAACGGGTTACGGGGCGAACGCGGTACTCGATATTCCTGTCTTCAACTGCCATTGCATTGTCCTCATGTTGAAAGCGACGGCCGCAGCCGCCTATCCGAACCATTCGGATTTCCGTTTTTACTCTGCTGAAAGGCGCTTGAAGATCAGCACCCACCGATACGTGCTGCGCTCGATTACCTGGTGGAGCGCGTACCCTTCTGCTGCCTTCTCGTTGATGAGGGCTTGCATGCCTTCGAAGCCTGTAGGGCCTTTGTCGTATTCGATGACGATATAGGCGTGCATATGCTCATCTCCTCAATGCAAAAACCCGCCCCTGCGAACAGAGACGGGCTGTGGATGTCAGGACGGGCCGGACCTGATCCCGGCTTCACTCTTGCGAGTTACCGCTCGATTGAGCTGCCTTTCCGGCTTTCGCCGCCGTCCTGATCTTGCTCGGGAAGCTGAGCCGACCTTATGCAGCGTATTTCCAAGGAGGCATCTGCTCAATGCCTTACGCGCCGCCTTCCCGATCCATGTGAGAAAAACTAACGATCAGACACAAATCTGACGTTACCATCTGCGCATGAAACTAAGCTGCTTCGCGCCTGCGGTCAAGCCCTTGATAGTGCCTGTGCAGCGCATTCCCCACAAGTCTCAAATCGCCGATCATGTGAGAAAAATTCATATTCTTGATCACGATGTGCTCGACGGCAGCCCAGAGATTGACCGTGCGGTTCTCGTTCTGCGCTTCCTGGATTGCGTCTCGGGCCTTCATATATCGCCGCTTGGCCCGAGCGCGGCTCTCTGCGTCAGCCTCTTCGTCAAAGCTTGATGGTCCGCCATCTCCGACGTTAACGAGGCTGTCAGGTGCCATGATGGATTTCATGTAGCTTTCCCGGTCCATAGAGAACCGCACAAGCGCTTCGTACTGGTCGCGGGATATACCGCCGCCCTTGTGGCCGAGGAGAGACAAGCGCCCCATAAAGCTTGCCGCCTCTGGGGTGCTGGCTACCTCTGCCTCGACGCCGAAGATCCGCATGCGGGCTTCCCTTGCTACCTTGTCGGCCGGCTCGGCCGGGTTCTTCGCTCTGGAGATTTGTCCACTGTCCGTGCGGGCAACTCCTTCCTTGATGGGCCTCCCAACCCGCTGCTTGCGCTTCAATCTGAGTTTAGAGGCCTTGGATGTCATGCGTTCTCCTTCTCTGCCCTAATCTTCTGGACGGAATAAAGCACGGTCGTATGATCGCGGTTGAAGATGCGGCCGAGGCGAGGAAGAGAAAGGTCGGGCCTCTGCCTCGAAAGCTCATACATGCAGAGCTGCCGCGGACGGATGAGGCGCTTCTCACGACGAACGCCGGCAACCTCAGACCAGGTGACATCGGGGAACAGATCTAGCACTTCGCCGATGATCGCCGAGACCGGGCGCTTCTCCTCGGTAATTTCCGGAGCGTCGTCCTGCAGATGGCTGATCATTTCCGCCTGAGAGAGAATGCGCGCATCCCGATCGGCTACGTCCAATTCGAGAATGGCAATCTTTCGATCTCGCTCGCGGATCCTGGCGGCGGCATCAGCAAGTTCCGCCTTGAGCGTATCGATTACGCTTTTCTCTTGGACGACAACCTTCGCTGGCCGGGTAAGCCGAGCGCGGGCCTCCCTCCATTCGCGTTGCTGTCTCATTAGTTCAGGCTGCGCTTGCATTTCTGTTCTCCTTCTCAGCGGACCCGATAGGCCCCCATACTTCATCTCGGGCCCATGCATGCGTGCTGCCGGCCGGATACTGCTTCGCCTTGCACTGGTTGCCGAACTTCTCTTTGTCGACCCCGGAGGCGATCAACTGCCTTTTCTCCCGGAGCATTTGGTCGAGTTGGCGCTGTTCGAGGTCGATCATTTCGGTGGCTCCGGAAGGGGCATCCAGTGACGCGGAACAGCCTTAAGCTTCTGAGCCCCGCGGAAGTCGCGTGAGGTCATGTGCCAGCATCCCGTTACATCCTTGAACGCGCTGACGACGAAGCCTCGCTCTGTACGGATGAGAACCGCCAAATATCCATTGTACGTTTCGATGGGCTGCCATCCACTCACTGCATCGTCCTCCCGATCACGCCCTCAGCCCTCAGCTTCGCTACCATCTGGCGGCGGCGTTCTGCTTCCTCTGGGGAGATGGGCTCTGGAGGGGATACGATCTCGGCAGGACCGTAATTGGCGGAAGTCTTCAACGGCATGGGGTTGCGCTCGTCGCGGAAGCTCTTGCCCTTCTGCATCCATTCGGCTTTGAAACCTTGCCAGCCGCGGTTCAGGTGCTCCTCTGCTGCCTCCACGGCGTTGCCGGTCATCTCGTACTGCTTCAGCAGGGCCTTTGCGCCGCGGGCCGTGAGAGGGCATTTGAGGCCCCTACGGTGCTGTATGATATCCTTTGCGAGATCGTCGCCTAGGACGGGTGAGAGAATTTCGAGGATCTCTTTCAAAGGAATGCCTCCTGTTTCGGTTCTTCCGGCTTCGGGGCTGATACGAACATGTCGGGCTGTAGATACGCCTTGCGGATACGCTCGCAGGCAATGGAGAAATAACCTTCGTCTAGTTCGATCCCGATAAAGCGACGACCTGCCTTGACGCAGGCAACGCCAGTACTTCCTGACCCCATGAATGGGTCTAGGACGACGCCTGGAACCTTGCGGATCAGTTGACCCATAAGATCGACAGGTTTCTCTGTCGGGTGGACGCGACCGTTTTTTGCCATACTCTGGACGGGCGGGCAGTAGATCACGGAGCCGCTGTCGCGATTGCCGACGAAACCAGAGCCGAGAACATAGATTTCCTCATGGTCCGGCTTCCACGGGATAGACAAATCACCCATCCCGAGAGCGCCCCCCTTATTCCAGATCAGCACCATCTTGGTCATCGAGGGGCGCGGAATGCGCCATGTTCCAAAGAACAAGCAAGGGCGCGGGTTAGGCGAGATCGCCCAATCAATGACGCCATCGCGCGTCAGGGTATTATGATCGTTGGCTATATCGCGGCGCTCGCCCCAAAGAGCATTAGTTGCGTGCCCGCTACGGTAGTTCATCCCATATGGAGGATCGGTCACAACCGAGTCCACACGCTCGAGCGTCGTCAGGATTTCGCGGCAATCGCCCAGGTAGAGATCGCACTGGCCTATCACCTCGACCCGCTTTGCCGCAGGGCATCGTTCCCGCAGGAGCTTGGCGCGCTGCGAGGCAACCCAGACGTTGTAGCTTTCGAAGCTGTCTTTCTTGGCGTCGTATTCGCTCACGCTGCCAGCCCTTCCTCACATTCCTGAATGATGACGACGCACTCGGCCGGCAAATCGCTGTCCCACGTCATGGTCAGCCGCTCGCAGAGATTGTCGTTCTTGATGACGCCGTAATGCTGTAGAGCGTCCAGAATTGCCTTCGACCGATTGTCGAGATCCTGGCGCATGTTCTGGCGCTTGAGGGCGACATACAGAGCAAACGGCTTGTCGATCGCTTTCGTGGGCGCCTTTATGAAATAGCCGGCATCAGTCCGCCATTTCTTGTACGTCGAGGACAGGCGGCGCGTTTTGCCCCATCCGCTGTACAAGTCCCATCCGCTCGGAGGGTATGGCAGGTGAAGCTTGATCAAGCGGCCTCTCCCTGCCTCTGCGCAGCCCTACGGCAAAGCTCCGCTATCTTCTCGGCCCAGGCGAGACGGCGGCGCTTGTTCGCTATGTTTTGCTCTGGCCAAGGCCGTTTTGATCCGGGGCCGTGATCCTCCATCCACGTTTCGAGTTCGTGGACGTACTTGTCGGCCTCTGCTGCCATGTCAGCGTAGGAGACAAAGAGAGGACCGTCGTCCTCAGTCTTTGGGCTTCTTCTTTCGTTTCCAGTGGAGGAAGCGTTCAATTTGAAGCCTCCCCCATTCCCACGCTCGATTTAGAGCGCTGATGATTAGCCTCATTGACTTTCCTCAGTTCATGGCGGTCGGCGCGATGTTTGGCCGCCGCTTCCTCATTCTTCAGGCACATATCTTCATATGCCAGCATCAGCGCCCGATAAACCGAGCCGGCTACATCCTTCATTTCGCGGGTCTTGTATTGCAGGCGAAATAGGTAGCTCTCGGGAACGCCGGTCTTGTCGGCCACCCGGCCACGAACGGACTTTTCACGGTCGCCCCTGCCCTTGAACTCTGCGTCCATAAGAGCGGTCGCCCAACCTTTCGCTTCATTAAGTGCTACGCTTGTCATCTTTGCCTCGGAAACACGTTTTCCGGTTTCGGAAACTCTATTACCGTTCATTTCTCGCGCCTTCTGACAGATTGAACTTGTCAACGAGAGGCGAACGAGATGTTCAAACTCATTCAGACTGACCAGGAACCCGGTGCTTCAGGCGCCAACCAAGAGAGCGCCGAGGTTCCTTCGAATTTCACCCCGATTGGGAAGGCTGCTGATGCCGTAATTCTGAGGCTTCAAAGCAAGCTGCCGCGCATCAAGGTTAAGAGGTTGAGAGGGCTCCGTGGGGAGGAGAACACAGAGCCCTCTCGGTAGCCGCCAGCACGAGGGAGGAGGAGCGGCGACTATTCGTAAATCGACACGATCCAGAGGATCACCCACAGGCCTATAGCGAGCAGAACGATCTGCAAGGCCAGAGCCTCGATGATCTCGTAGGTCATCACTCCACCTGCCGGCCGAATGCGACGACGTTGGAGGGGCGCGTTACGGCCCTCACCCGCACAGGGGCGAACTCTTCGTCCAGCTCAGCCTGCAAAGCCGCGAAATCGATCTGAGGGAGCGGCGCCCGGTCTGCCAGATGGCTGCCGATCTTGGCGCACGCCACGTACCACAGCCAACCACCTAGAGCCGCGATAGCGACAGAGACCGGGTAAGGTACCAATGCGAGATATTCGCTCATTTCATGCACCTTTCGAATTCGGATGGGGTTTCGTCGTGGCGGCGGTTCCAGGCTGCGATTGCTTCGTCTTGGCCTTGGACCGCGGGTCCCGTTGCGAGGCAACCTCTGCAGGTAACGAAATAAAATCCATTCAGGCCGTAATCCCGGCCGACATCGTTACCCCCGCAGTGAGGGCACCCATTGAGCTTGACCCGATCGTTCTGGATGAGATCGAACGTGTTCATGGTTCAAGCCTCCGGCCATTCGGGCCAAGGCTGCCAAGCCGTTGGCTCTTCGTGCTTGCTGAACATGCACCAGCGCTGCTCGTCGGGTATCCAATAGGATCGCGTGACCTTGCCGCACTTGCTGGCGAGGATGACGTGATCGTGCCTGAATTCCTGGCGCTCCCGGAGCTTCCCGTCTTTGTCTGTCTCGGTGACAGTGACCTTCCGGCCGCGAGGTGCGGTTGCGACATCGAAATTCCAGCTCATATCGACCTCCGCGAGGTGCTGTGATGCCCGTCGTCGGGAAGGCCGGAACCCCGAGCGCGCCAGTCTTCATTTTCGATGAAGGGGCGCAGAACTGTTATGCGAACTTCATCACGGAAGTTGCTGAGGACGGGGATCTGGTACGCGTCGGGTTTGCTGCCCTCTCCGTCGATGGTGACGGGCAGAGGAAGGCTATGGTCGTTGTCCGCCTGCACATCAAAAAGGATGTGGCTTGGGAAATGTGCCGAGAGCTTCGGAAGATCGAAGACGCCAAGGCGCATCGGAGAAAGAAGTGAGGTCATTGGGAGACCTCCTCTGTGGCGAATTTTACGCTATCCGCCCACTCGGAAACTGGGCCTTCATCCCTGAACCATTCGCCATGCGCTCTGTAAGACTTGAACCGATCGTGCAACTCACGCTCACAGGCATGATCCCCGTCGATGTATCCGACAAGATCGAGCTTCACCGGGCTTCCGGATTGGAGCGTGTCGAACCTGATCTCTGGCGCTACGGCTCGGCCGATCTTGACCATCCCTGCGCCCCTGACGGCGTAAATGTGCTGCTGTACACTCATTGCTGCACCCTCCGGGTGGCGAAGTCATTCGCCGTTATCTTCCCCTCGGTCGCAGCGCTGATCTTCTTCAGCGTATCGAGCGTCGTGTTTTCTCCGTTCATGATCCGGTACAGTTGCATCCGGCTCATGCCCGTCCGACGGGCGAACGCTGTCAACGACTCATTGGTCGATTTCAGGTGCGTCACAAGGGGGTGTTTTTCGCTGTTCATTCCCTCTTGTAACACCGGATGTAACGGAGCGCAAGAACTTTCTGTAACGCCCAGTGTGACCACGTGTGACACCGGCGGTGCTATAGTTGCGGAATGACAAAGAGGAAGTACGGCAAGACCTATATCCGCGAGTGGCGCGAATACCGCGGCCTATCTCTGCGCCGTCTTGCCGATCGGTTGGAGCTTAATGGCCCGGAAGAGACCATCTCCCACGCAAGTATCGGGCGGATTGAGAACGGCCTGCAGCCATATTCTCAGCCCATCATAGAGGCCATTGCGGCAGCTCTAAACGTCAGCGTGACCGACCTCCTTGGCGTAGATCCTACCAAGGAGGGGGAGGTTGTTGATCTGATGAGAATGATCAACGACAAGAACCGCGCCCAGGCAATCCGAGTCCTTAAAGCGCTGACGGGAACTGACGGCTAGCCTGTCCGCCGTATTAAAATGAACTCGCTCATTTCGTCGTTGTGAACGACCCAATCCCCGCCATGTTTTGCCTTTAAAGCGGCGAGCAGGTTAATGGTGTGTTGCTGACAGTCGTCTATATGTTCGGTCGCAGTGAGACCGGCCGGCACAAGGGCAACCCCCGCCGACAGAGAAAAAAATTCCCGTCTATTCATCCTCGTTATGCTTCCCTCAAGCCCTATATGCGCCCTTCGAGGGAAACAGTAGCAAAGGATTAACCCGTTCGGGTAGCACTAAAGTTAGGCAGAAATTTTTGCAAAAAGGCACCTGGCTGTCACAATTGCCACCCGAGCGCGGTTGCGCGGCTCCACTTTTACGACAGAAATGGATTTATTCGACGGTTTTTGCCCCTTAGATTATGGGGGTATTTTAAGAAATGGTTGATAAGATGCAACTCAGACACGCCAGTAACGGAACAAAATGAGACACCAGCGGCGCGTGCGTTTCTCATTCACTTTTTCGTTACAGTGGTAATTTACCGTTACTTAAGTATGACTTTTGAAAAGGCAATAATCATCAATAAGACGGAGGGTGAGGTATCTCACATCTATCCCGTCCTATTCCTTCAATAAACGCTGTCAGTCAGGACAGTTCATTATCGACCGAGATGATGCCGGATGCTCCCGGCGGCTCTTGGGGTCTCGCACTCCCAGGTGGTTGGCATTCGCGCCAGACCTCACCGCTTTCGTCGTTTATCGCCACTCTCGCGAAGCGGCTAGGGCCGTCCATGCCCGATCTTCCTGACTTATGCCCTTTCCTATGCTGGTTAGCCACTAAACGGCATCCCTGCACGTCTGCTCCGATTTTTGGGAGATCGGCAACTCGTAAGGAGGTTTTTGGTTTTCAACCGCCGCGCGTTATGTTATAACGGCTGCGATTTTGGTAGCGGGAAACTTCCTGGCTCAAACCGCTATCCAACTGGCCGCCGTTAGCTCCGATCGCTGCGGCGGCCTTATCGTTTCTTCCTCTCCTATATACGCTCTTGATTCTGAGGCCGCAATAATCTTGTCACACCCGATGCAACATTTTTCTTGACGCCTGTCACACCGGGTGATACAACCATCCTCATCGAAAGCAACCACGAAGCCTCCCGGCAGATCTGGTTGCCTCACTCAAACGGAGGAATGGGAGATGCGGAAATACAGCACAGGCGCCGACAACAAGCCGAACTACATGCTTAGGCAGCGTTTCGCCCGTACCGGCAAGGCCTACCCGCACAGCTCGACGCGCCAACGCGCGCGCTACGCCCGCCAGATCGCCGCAGGGCAGATCAAGAACGCCTAACGGAGGCTGACATGTCAATTCGAAGCATCAAAGCCCGCATGCACGAAGCGGTTGACGCCCTCCCGGATGAGGTCCGGTTCTCGCCTTTGTCGACAGACATCGCAGTGATGAAGGCGTTTCTCCAGTCCGTCTATTCGGAACTCCAGACGTACGCTTTCCACTGCGGCGCTGAGAACGACAGCATCCAGAACGAAGCTGTTGACGCGTGTGACGTAATCGACAGCGCATTCGTCAAGCAGCTCCACGAGCGAGAATTCGAAAGCCGACCAAACCCCGGCTACACCCAACAGGTCCACGGCACGTACAACGCCCTCCAGCAGTTCGTCTCGTCCGTAGAGGGAGCGAGGCTCTGATGGCGCGAGAAGACCTGCATTTCCGTCTTCGCATTCCGGAATCCCTAAAAAGGCAGATTGAGGAGGCGGCGAAGGCAAACAACCGGAGCATGACTGGCGAGATCATCGCTCGCCTGAGCGCCGGGGGCGTGCCAGTGGCGTCGCCCGCCCATACGGGTAACCCCCTCAATCTGCTCTGGGAGGTCAAAAGCATCTCAGCCTTCATAGGGCTGAGCCAGCGGCAAACCTTTCACCTTCTCTCCACGGGGGAGATCCCGGCCAAAAAGGTCGGAGGCAAGTGGGTAGCCCGCGAGGGCGACTTGGAGCGGTTCTTTTCCGGGAAGGAAGATGAGTGATGGCTGGAAGCTATTCCGACAACAGACGCGCGCAGTTCCAACTACGCTTCAATGACGCGCTCCATGAAAAGCTTCGCGCTTCTGCAGAGGCCAACAGCCGGTCAATCAACAGCGAAATTGTACACAGGCTGGAAGCATCCTTCGAGCCGGACCGCGAGCTGGCTCCAGTGATTGCTCAGTTAATTGGGCAGATGGTCGAAACAGAGGTTAACGCGAGGTTGAAGGCCATCGCGGCGAAGATCGGGGGTGCATCATGAACGACATAATCGAAGACGGCGGCCCTGCAATCGCTTCTGGGATGGTTCCGCATCCAACCGACCCCACCAAGGCAGTTCCTGCCTCTAATCTCACCGTTCGCGACTGGTTCGCCGGTCAGGCGCTAGCTGGTTTCATGGCCAACACAAATCGACCCACCACGTACGCGCGTGATGATGCGGATTGGGCATACACAATCGCAGACGCCATGATCGCAGCCAGAAAGGCAGGTGCCTAATGCGCGCTGAGAACGAAACCCTCAAGGCAGCACTTCGGATGCAGCTCGCATGGATACGCCATTGGCGCGACGATCTGCGGCACAACCTGCGCCCGACGCTCGACAGTCTCGCAGACGCCGAGGAGGCCATCCTTTACGCCCTGTCCCGCACTCGCAGTCTGGAGGACGCGGCATGAGCGGACTTATCGACAAAATTCGCTGCAGGCTTAGCTACCACAGACGCTTAGACGTCATCCAAAGCTTCGGATCGGCTCAGCATATCGGATGTCCTAACTGCGGTAAGCAGTTGGCCATTCACCACGGAATACGAGTCTGCATCCCTTGGGATGCAGATCTCAAGTCCATGTACGAGGACTTCGGATACGACGTGGAAGGGCCTTTGTCTAAGTGGCAAGCATACAGGAAGGGCCGGGCATGAAGCGCTTCCTTCGCCACCCGATCACGGAGCTTGCCTGCTTCATCGTCATTTCGGGAGCCCTTCTCTTCGAAGCAGCATGGGTACTGTCACGATGAGTTATCCAACACCCGACCAGCTCCGAGCCCACGCAAAGCACGCCCGCCAGATGGCCGACGAATACCGCTCCGAGGGCAATCACAAGATGGCCGACCGGCGCGACGAAGACGCCAATTGGTACGAAATCCTCTGCGCCCGGGAAGAGTGGCGCATCGAATGCGAACGCGCAGAAAAACACCAGGAGGCCGCGTGATGACTTACCTCTATCTCGACATCGAAACAATCCCGGCGCAGGACGACGTTACGAAGGCTCGCATCGCCTCCACAGTCAAGCCGCCGGCCGCGATGAAAAAGGCCGAAACGATAGCGCAGTGGGAGGCCGAACAGAAGCCCTCCGCTGTCGAGGAAGCAGTCGCCAAGACATCCTTGAACGGCGCCTACGGCCATATCTGCTGCATCGGGTGGGCTGTCGATAACGGAGAGCCGCAGAGCTATAGCATGTGTGACTTCTCTCTCGAAGAGGAGGCGGAAATGCTGTCTCACTTTTTCGAGGCATTGCGTCGTGAACACGATATGCGTTTCGCCGTGACCGTCGTGGGCCATAACGTTTCCGGCTTCGATATTCGCTTCATCTGGCAGCGCTGCTTTGCTCTCGGCATTCGAGTTCCTGCGTGGTTCCCGAAAGACCCGAAACCGTGGGGCGACGACGTATTCGACACGATGACGGCGTGGGCGGGTGCTCGCGACACGATCAGCATGGAGAACCTATGCGCAGCTCTTGGCCTTCCCGGCAAAGGAAGCGTTGACGGATCAATGATCGGGAAAATGTTCGCTGACGGCCGGCATGAAGAGATTGCCGCCTACTGCCGCCAGGACATCGAGCGCACCCGCGCAATTCACCGGAAGATGATGGTCACGCTTGGGGAGATCGCAGCATGAGCGGCGTAACGATCGAACAACTGCGAGACCTCCACCGCGCATTCCCGCCAGAGTCCATACATTGGCGCGCTCAGATGGTCACCAAGGCTCGCGGGGAAGGACATGCAGCCCTCGCCCTTGCCTATCTAGATGCTCGGGACGTGATGGATAGGCTCGATCAGGTTTGCACTCCTGCATTCTGGCAGAGTGAGCATTTCGAAGCTGGCGGAGGTCGGCTTGGCTGCCGCATCGGCATTTTCATCAATGACCAGTGGGTTTGGAAATCCGATGGGGCCGGAGAGACCGACGTTGAAGCCGAGAAGGGCGCCTTCTCCAGCGCATTGAAACGGTCGGCCGTCTCATGGGGCGTGGGTCGCTACCTCTACGACCTCGGCAACACATGGGTACCCTGTGAGGCCTCCGAATACCAGGGGAAGCTCAAGTTCAAGAAATTCACCGACGACCCTTGGAACCACGTTCGTAACAGGGCGGCCTTCTTGCCGCGCCCGCAGCAGAAGGAAGCAGCTTAATGTCCGATCTCAATCAATGCACGATCACCGGCCGTCTTGGCGCCGACGTTGAAATTCGCAGAACGCAGGACGGCAAGCCGATTGCAAACCTTCGCGTTGCCTCGGCCGAAACCTGGCGCGACCGAAACAGCGGAGAGCGCAAGGAAAAGACGGAATGGTTCAACGTCGTGATTTTCTCCGAAGGCCTTTGCAAGGTCGCCGAGCAGTACCTGAAAAAGGGTAGCCACGTTCTCTTGCAGGGCAAGATCGCCACTCGCAAATGGCAGGACCAGTCAGGGAATGACCGGTACTCGACGGAACTGGTTCTGCAAGGATTTGACGCCAAGCTGATCATGCTGGACGGCCCGAGCGGGGAAGGGAAGCAGCAACGCCGCGAGTCTGAGCCACAAAGCGGGCACGACCATCAGGACGGGACCAATGGCGGCTCCTACATGCGCGATCTGAACGATGATATCCCGTTTAGCTGCGAGTGGCGCTGATGGCCAAGAGCACGGAAGCACCCCCAATTTATGTACAGCGCCAAGGCGACAAGCTTGCCGGCGAAATGCAGATGGATCGCGAGGCAATCGCGCGGTTCAACGCAGGCGACCGGCTCAAGGTCACGCTGCATACCGGCCGCTCCCCGTCTCGTCTGCGCTTCTACTGGCAGATGCTCGGGAAGCTGGTCGCCGCGACAGACTGCGCGCCGAACTCTGAGGCTCTTCACTCTGTGATCAAATTGGATTTGGGCTACGCAACGCCCGTCCGCCTCAAGAACGGCATGACGGTCTTGGTTCCTGGTTCCATAGCCTTCGACCGCATGACGGAAGAGGAATTCGGGAACTTCCTCGAAAGAGCCATTGCCTGGATCGCGCAGAATTACGGCGTGACATCGGAAGAGATCATGAACGGAGGATTGGCCGCATGACACCTGAGCGCAAACTCGAACTCATCCAGAGCCTTTACGTCAAGCATCCCCACATGCGGATATCCAACGTCATGCATTACGTGCAGAAGCGGGAGAAGGCAGAAGAACTGCGTCGGCCGTCTCCTGACCCTCGCGGCGTCGTGGCTATGCTGCGGAAATTGACGGGTCGTGCGTAGATGGCATTTCGCATCGCACCCCAGCAGGCCGTCGCCACCTTCCCGAAGAGGAAGCCGCAGAAGAACGGCAACTACCTGTCCTTCCTCCACAGCCTCCCCTGCGTGGTTTCTGGCGCCCGCGAAGTCCAAGCAGCTCACCTGTCCTACGCCTCTCTTCGGCATGGACATTTTGGACGCGGGAAAGGCTCGAAAGCTCCGGATCGCTGGGCGCTACCGCTCTCTGCGGCTGAACACACTCGGCAGCATTCCATGAACGAGGAAGATTACTGGCGATCGGTCGGGATCAACCCGCACGTTCTGGCACTCACAATCTTTGGGCTTTGGTCGGACATGGGCGACGACGCGGAGCCGTTCGCCACGGCGATAATCAACCAGACACGAATTGAAGCTCGACAGCGGGCACTCAACGCGAGGGAAAACGGACATGACGGATAGACCCGCGATAAAGCCGCTGGAGTGGGAATATAGGCACATTCCGCATCGGACTTATCCGCAGTGGAAGGCGGAAACGATAGTTGGCCGATATGTCGTTGTTGACACGGCAAAAACCGTCGAGTGGTACCTGGATGGCAAAACGCAGGTACACGATACCTCATCTATCGAAGCCGCCAAAGCCGCCGCCCAATCCGATTACGCCTCCCGCATCCGCTCCTGCCTTCTCGATAAGCCGGAGGCGGTAGAGGGGGAAGGAGAGGCGTTGAAGGCTGAAGTGAAGGCGCTTGTGCCGACCGAACGGCTTGACCAGCTAATCGGCAGTGGCGACCCGACCAGCGCAGAAATCCACGACATGGCCGTCGAGCTTATCCTTTGGCGCCGTTCCTGCCTCGCCGATAAAGCTACGGCGGGTGAGGCGGGGCCGGAAAGGAAAGCGCTTGAGGAAGCCGTGAAGAATGCTCTTGGCCTACTCGATACGCCGGTTGGTCGACGGCGCCACGCGGGAGACAGTTTCTATTCCGATGTGGTTGCATCTCTCCGCGCCGCCCTCACCAAGGAGACCACCCATGAATAAAGAAGACCGGAAGGACTTGGTAGAGCCATACGCTCACGAATACGGGCGCGGCAACGGTGATGGCACATACTCGGTGATCATTGAGCGCGGGCGACCTAGGGACCCTTCGCCAGACTGGCCGGTTAAGCCCCTCTACGCCCACCCGCCCGCATCATCCGCCGAAATCGCCAGCCTCCGCCGAGAACTGGAAGAGGCACGGAAGGCGCTGGAGGTAGCTTCAGACGAAATCCTCAGCATGTACCGAACCTGGGTCGCGGACGATTACGAAGCCATGCCGCCCAAGAACTCACTGCCGGGGAAGGCTTACTATTCAGCCCGCGCCGCCCTTCGAGCAGGGGAGGAAGGGCGATGAAGCCGAAGATCACGAAAGCGATGGTTGACGCCGCTGAGATGGTTTTGGACCAAGCGGCCCCACCACGTTACGCGGACATGAGTGAAGCCGAGAAGAGAGAGGCTAGACGCGCGGCCCTTCGCAGCGCGCTTACCGCTGCCCTGACTGCGGAGCCCACCCCATGACCTCACTCCTCCCTCTCCGGGTTGTCATAGAACTTGGGCGGCCGTCTCTGCGGCTTCTCCTTCGGTCCCGGCGTAATCTCGGACAGCACGTCCGGGTGCACCGTAATCGGATAATCCAGGCTACGCAGCCAGATGCTCACGCGACCATCGGGCCAGACCTTCGAGACTTGGCCCTCGATCTTGAGGCGGTCGCCTTCGGAAACCTTTTTCGCCATTCGGAGATCGTAGCATGACGATAGCAATCGCAGAACTGATCGAACGGCTACAGGACGCGACAGGACCGAACTACGCGCTAGAGATTGATATCTTCAAGTTCCTTCATCCCGAGTATGCGGAATATGTTCAGGGTCGCGGCGGTCTTATTCACCCGTGCGACGGAGAAGATGTTCGCGTCCAATCGAATGTTCGGGCGCCGAACTACACCGCATCACTCGACGCGGCTATGGCGCTCGCCGTCAAACTTCTCGATGACGGTTTCGTTGATATCGAGGTTGCTTATCGCAGCAATAGCGGACGAACCATTGCGCGGTCGGAGATATGCAGCCCTCGTTTCGATGCGCGAGCGACCAGCGCTACGCCCGCAATAGCTCTCTGCTTGGCCGCTCTCAGGGCTTATAGCGAGGTATCCGGAGCATGACCGCCTCCCCCATCACCACCGCGTATCTCGACCTTTCCGCCCCGACCGAGAGGGAGGCGATGGAATGACGACAAGCCTTCTCACTCCGGAGCAAGCAGCAGATAGACTTGGCATATCCGTACGCCAATTGCGCGACTTGACGGATGAGGGCTTACTGCGCTGGATTAACATCGGCCTCGGCGAAAAACGTCCCACCCGCCGCTATACGGAGGCCGACCTGCAAGAATTCATAATGGAACGGTCGAGGAAATGTCGGTCTACAAACGAAAAGGCAAGGACACCTACTCGTACGACTTCGTCATTCGTGGTCAGCGATTTTCTGGCGATACGGGAGAAACTACGAAGCGAGCGGCGGAACGGTTCGAGACCGCAAAGAGAGAAGCCGCAAAATTAGAGGTCGCCGATCAGGCGGCGCTCTACGGCCCAACGCTCACATTCGATTTGGCCGCCCATCGTTGGTGGGAAGAGGTCGGGCAGCATCACAAGAACTTCGAAACTACCCTTGGCGTTCTTGATTGGCTCAAGCGCCATATCGGGGCAAAGACGCCTCTGGAAAAGGTAACTGACTCCGTCGTGGCTCGTCTGGTGGCGAAACGCCGCGGCGATTACGTGAAGGGTGATCCGAAGCGAGGCTTCGTGAGCCCAGCCACAGTGAACCGGACCTGCACGCAGCCCCTTCGAGAAATCATCACCCGGGCAAAGAGAGTCTGGAGGGTCGCTGTCGCCGACGTTGATTTCGGCAAGCATATGCTCAAAGAGCCGCAGGAGCGCGTCAGAGAGGCGAGCGTTGCCGAAGAACAGGCGATCATGGCGCAGCTTGAGCGCGGCTACGACGTAGCGGTGCGCTTCGCATTCCTATCGGGCTGCCGGCGGATGGAAATCATCGGCCTCGAATGGTCGCACATCGACTTCTTCACCAGGAACTTTACGGTAACGGGGAAAGGCGGGAAGTCGCGGACGCTTCCTATGTCGAAGGCAATTTACGATTTGCTTTGGGGGGAGAAGGATCACCACAGGGAAAAGGTCTTCACCTACGTCGCGAAACGGACGCGGAAGGAGTTGGGGATCATCAAGGGGAAGAGATACCCACTTACGGAAGCGGGCTTGAAAACAGCCATGAGGCGGGCCGTGCCGGGGGCAGGCGTGGTGAACTTCAGGTTCCACGACACGAGGCACACGGCGGCGACCCGCGTGCTTCGCAAGTCAAATTTGCGTGTGGCCCAGAACCTTCTCGGACACTCGGATATTAAGACGACAACGAAATACGCTCACGCGGTCGCCGATGACATCCGCAACGCGCTGGACGCCATCGCGACAGACAGTCCCACGGCAAATCCCACGGAGCACGATCTGAGAGAAGGTAAGTCACTGACTAAAGGGGAGAAATCGGAGTGA